AGGAGAAGATGGAAGATTTACTGGAAAAAGAAGTTTGTGTATTTTACTAGGATTAGAAAAATATGGAAAATATTCAGGAAAGTATAATCTATTCGGTGGACATTTTGAAAATATAGATAGAAATTTAAAAGATACTGTCGTTAGAGAGTTATCAGAAGAGTTTAGTCCAAGAATAATTGATTGGGTTCAATGGTTTGGAAGCCCATGGGCTTTCAATCAGTCATATATTGAAATTGGATCCGTCAGTTCTAATTTTAGTATATCAAAATCATTTAGAGAGAATGATGAGATAAAAGATGCCAGATGGTTTCCTGTTGATAATATCTTAAAATCAAGATATATTAATGAGGATAAACTATATTATACATCTGATTTAAGAGGTAAAGAAGAGTTTGAAATTACTATATATGCACAAGGTGTTTTGAAAGCTTTAGATAATAATGGACAAATCAGATAATTTTAAATTTTTTTATTAAGTTTTTATTAAATTTTTATCTATGAAATTATATATGATTGAAGGTAGTGAATTTAAACCTTTCTCTTATGAAATGAATAATTATACAATATATTCTCCAAGTAAACAAAATGATACTAAAGAACATAAAAAAAATATTAAATATGATATTGAATTTGTTCCATTTTCCAAAAAAAAAGTAGATGTTCCTGAACATAATGAAAACACAGAAATATATTCAGAAATTGAAAATTTTGGTAATACTAGTGGCGATGCAACATCAAATGTGTTTATATTTATTACAGTATGTTTATTTGTTATAGGATTTATGTTCTTAATAAGATATATTGAGCTTTTATCAGGAGGTTGTCCAATAACTGTGTTTGAGTTATTTATTGGAAGATGTGGTAAAAGAATTTAATTTATATAAAAAAATTGACTAATTATTAATTTAACAAGAAAGCAATAATACTATATATAATGATTCTTATTTATAGTATTGATGGTAATATCGGATCTGGAAAATCAACTATAGTTGAATCTTTAAAGGACAAATTTAAAGAAAATTATCTTAAAAATGAAAAAGTAGATTTTATTTTTGTAGATGAACCAGTTGATATATGGCAAGCAGTCACAGACGGAAATGGAGAAAATATATTGGAAAAGTTTTATAAAGATCAAGAAAAATATTCTTTTCCATTTCAAATGATGGCTTATATATCTCGATTAAGCAGATTAAAAAGTGTTATTAAAAGATCTAAAAAAGAATATACAGTTATAGTTACTGAAAGATCAGTATTTACTGACTATGAAATATTCGCAAAAATGTTACACGATGATAAGAAAATAGAGGAAATTAATTATAATATATACAAATTATGGTTTAACGAATTTATAAATGAATTACCTTTCAGAGGTGTTATATACATAAAAACAGATCCTAACTTATGTGATGAAAGAATAAAAGTTAGAAACAGAGAAGGTGAAGTCATACCTTTAAGTTATTTGGAAAAATGTCATGATTACCACGAGACTTGGATTAGTTCTTTAAAAAATAAAAATAATAAAATTAAAATTATTGATGGAAATATTGATAAAGAATGTTCAATAAATAATAATGTGAATGAAATTATTAGTTTTCTATCTGAAGAAGTTTTATTGAAATGTAATATCGTTGTACAGTTTACATCAAAAAATGAAATGAAATCACCAGTTGTAGATTCAATTGGATCTTGTTATTAATTATAAAATCTTTACAACAAAATAACCATAAGGATATCAAATATAAAATTTATTTTAATAAATACTTTTAATAATAATCAGTCGTTGTTGATAATTAGTTTATTAGAATTAACATTTCTTTAAAGTATTGATTATATATAATACAATGAAAATAATTTATAAATATCCAAAATTAGAAATTGTTGAAGTAATTAATCGACCTAGTAAAAATATAAAAAGTCCATATCTAGCTGATGTTAAATATAAGAATAAAGATAATATATTTATGGTACATTCTCCAGCATTAGGTTTATGTGGTTATATAAGACCAGGATCTACAGTAGCAATAAGTGAAAAATCTGATTGTAAAAATTCAGTAAGAAAAACTAAACATACTATTGAAATGGTAGAACTTAAAAATGATGATAATAAAAAATTGTGGGTAGGTGCAAATCCCTGTTTATCTAATAAATTGTTTGAAGTAATGTTAAATAAAAATATTATTGATTTTGTAGGTAATGTCACATTTATGAAAAGAGAGTATTCATATGAAATAAATAACTTAAAATCTAGATTTGATTTTTATGTAGAAACCAATAAAAAAAATTTATTATTGAAGTTAAAAATGTACCTATTGTAGATTATCCTTCTGATAAAATGCCAGATTTTAGAAAATTTCCAGTCAGAGATGGAAAAAGAAAAGCAATATTTCCAGATGGTTATCAAAATAAAAAGAGTGAATGTGTATCACCTAGAGCATTAAAACACCTAAGAGAATTAGTTTATATTAAAAAAAATGTAAAAGATATAGTTCCTGCTTTGGTTTTTATAGTTCAAATAGAAGATTGCTTTGGATTTACACCAAATTTTGAAAAAGATCCATTGTATTCAAATGAGTTAAAAAAAGCACACGAAGAAGGATTAATAATAAAAGCTTATTTAATGAAGATGACTTTGAAACAAGTTAGCTTCATAAAAGAAATTCCGGTTGTTTTTTAAATATGTATTTATAAGTTTATATTTATACACTTTCAAAACAAACTCCTGATAATTTGTTAAAAGATGAATTATATTTAAGAACTAAGTATATTAAAGTACCAAACATTGCTTCTCCTCTAAAACCTGTAAATGAGTAAGCACTTCCAAATAAAACAAAAAATGATACGATTGGATTTTGTACAAAGTTTCTCTGATTTAATCCTGTTTTTATTCCTATATCTTGAGCTAAAACTTGAATTAAACCATATACACCTGCAATTCTTAGAATATAATTATATAGTCTTTCAGGGATTATTTTGGTAATACCTATTTCTAATTCCCAATTATCTCCTTTTAGATTATAGTCATTGTACATTAAATAAAGAATAGGAGCTGTAAATAAAATTATAGGTAAATAATTTATAGTTTGTGTATCAGATTCTTCAAATTCTTTATTTGAGTAATTAGAATTTGCAGTTAGATTTAAGTAAAATTTATTTACTGATTCACTACAAATTATTGAAACTACAATAATAAATATTGCAATATAATTACTAGATAAATCAAATTTAAAGTTACTGTTTTCCTTGAACATATAACTTAAGTTAGAAAAAATTGATTATATATTTTTTAAAATAAATTTATTAAAGTTATATGGAAATATCAGAAAAATTTTATAATAATAACTACAAATTATTTTCGGATACTAGATTTTGTCTATGGGATATAGTAAAAGAATTTTCAAATAATTTTTGTAAAAAATCTTATATTTTGGATGCAGGTTGTGGTAACGGTAAGAATATTAAATATTTTAATAATAAATGTAATATTATTGGTATTGATAAATGTCAAAAATTTGTTGAGATATGCAACAATCAAGGGTTTAATGTTTTTAATTCAGATATTAGGAGTTTGCCTTTCGAAGATAATTCATTTGATTTTGTAATGAGTATTGCAGTAATTCATCATTTTGACAAAGAAGAAGATAGAATTAAAGCAGTTAATGAGATGTTAAGAGTTTTGAAACCAAATGGAAGTTTATTATTTACTGTATGGGCACACGAAAGTGATGAATATTCAACTAAAAAAAAATTTACAATTGGTGATAATATTGTAAATTTTAAAGATTCTGAGAGATATTATTATATATATAACAAATTGATGTTTATTGATTTTTGTAACAATTTTAGAGATGTAAATATTAAAATATCTTGGGATAGAGGAAATTGGAATTGTATTTTAGAAAAGTTAGAATAAAATTAATAAAAGAACTATTGGCAAATAAATATTGATTTTTAGATAGGTTATGTTATATATATATAATATAACATAATTATGGGATGTTTTACAATATATTGCCAAATTACAGGCATAGCTCTTGAAGTTAGTGTAGTTTTTGAGGATAAAGATTTAGAAGATAAATTACATCCTTATTACAACTGTAATAAAATTAAAATTAACTCTGACAATGATGAAAAATACGGTCATTTAAACTATGTTCGTGTTGTGTTACAAGATTCTACTATTTCAGAATTAGGGTATCATGATGGTTATGGACGTGTTTATATGTCAAATAGCAATATTATATATCAGTGTGCAGATGAAGACAATGCGACTATCGAAAGTCCATATGGGATTGCTATATCAAATTCTGCATATATTTTAATGAAAGATGACATTCGTTTCCAGAAATTAATTAATAATAATTTATTTCAAGTATTAAAATATTATTCACCTTCACTATTTGAAAGTCCGTTTAAAGATGTTTATAATTCACAATGTGTATCAATTTCGAATGAGAATATTAGTTCCAAAGTATTATGGGCATATACTGATCCTCAATTAATTAAAAAAGTAGATGAACCATTGCTTGGAAAAACAACAATACTTAGAAATTATAGAAAATTGGATGGCAAAAAATCAAAAATATTATATCAACAATTAATTAATAAATTTTTTGTCGGGTTAAATCATTATGGTATTTTAGAAAAGTTAGAATAAAATTAATAATTATCAACCATAAAATAATTTTTTTATAAAATATTGTAGTTATTAATGGATAACAATACCATTAAGAATAAAATAGATGATGAAAACAATTTATTTAAAACTAAACTTAAAAAAGAAATAAGTTTAGAAAATTTAAGTAAAATTATGAATAATGAAGATTTAGAAAGAAATATTAAATGTTTAATAAAATTAAAATGTTATAAAAAAGAATTTTACGAATTACAAAATATAATTGATTACTGTATTGTTATAAAAAATAAATATAAAAATATAAATCTTAAAAAGTTTTATAAAAAGGAGCATTATTTTGATAAGAGTAGAATACTCAATTCTTATTTTATTACAGAATGTTTATTAAATAAAATTTCTGAAATGCCTATGTTAGAAGAACCTAAATTTTTATCTTTAAAAAAAAAGCAAATACTAGATATGTATTTTAGAATATCAGAAAATGAATATTTATTATTAAATTACGCTCTTAGTGATTTTGATAAAATAAAGCAGTTATATGAAGGAAATTATTTAGATGACTGTGATGAGGAATTAAAGTGTATTGTTGATAGTAATGATTATGATAATAATATAGTTAAATTCAGTAAAGAAATTGAAAATTTAGATAATGATTTTATTGATATAATTAAAAGTAAAATCATTAACAAACCTAAAGAATTAGTAAATATAAATAATATTAATAAAGGTGCAACTTCTAGTATAAATGTATATAAAATTAATAATAGAGAAAAAAATAAAATAAATAAAAAACTAGGAACTAATATTGATAACTTAATTTTTGAGAAAAAATACGAAATTCTAGATCAAAAAAAACATGAACAATTATGGAAACATATGTGTGAGAAGGGAGGTAATATTAATAACAATAAATCAGGAAAGGATTTTAATTATAATAATGAAACAAGTTGTTTAAAAAAGTTATATAAGAAAAAACATTTTCCAATATTATTATCAGAAGATTTTGATAATAGTATTATATATTTAAATAATTGTGGAGTTCCATTAACAAATGAAAATATTCCAATTGATTGGAAAGAACAAATAGGAATTATTATAAAAACATTAAAAGAATGTAGTGTGTATAATAATGATATGTGGATTAACAATTTTTTGATAAATAATGATACTATAAATTTAATAGATTTTGGATGGGGTTCAGACAAACCTTCATATCCTTTTATGAATATTGGAGAGTTTGAGTTAGAGAAGAATAATGATTTTATTGAATTACTTGATGCTGTTTATTCTTATGCATGTGAATTAAGAATTAAAGAAAATTGGAATTAATTTTCATTAGTTGATATTTCTAAAAATTTATTTTGATATTCCCACCATATTTTATTTATTCCTTTCTTATTTGTCCATGGTTTATTGCAACCATTCCAATGGATAATATTTATATTAGTAGTATCAATATTATCACAATTTTTAAGATATGGAATATAATTCCATTCTTTTTCTATAAAAAACTTATTATCAATTTCCATTAAATTTAGTATTGTTTGAGTTCCAAAATTAAAACATTGTTTTTTTCTTTGAAAATCAATTAAAATATTAATAAAATTATAAAGTTTATCACTATCTAAATGTTTTTTAGATATAATAAAAAATCCTGCATTAAAACTTTTATTTTTAATTAATTGATCATATTCTATATTTAGATCTTCTAATATCTTATTGATACTATGTAATTTTATTTTATTAGTTATTTTGTTTGTATATAAAGTATTTATATTTGTATTATATTTAAAATTATTACAAAATGAAGAATTAAGTATTGTTTGTTCTATCTCTAATTGTGATACTATTATTTTTTCTTTATTATTATAATATTGTTCCAACTTTGATATATCTTTGAGAACAATCATATCCCAATCTAAATAGATAGCTCTGTTAATCTCAGGAAAGTGATTAAATATAAAAAATCTTGCAAAATTCATGTCATTTTTACACCATGGTACATCAATATAAAATGTTTCATTAAAATTATTCATTAATTTTTTCCAGTTTTCATTTATATCAAATTCTTTTATGAAAAGAATATTTTTAAAATAATCTGGTATTATTAAATTTTCAAAAGTATCAACTAATAAATAAAATTTTAAATTTTTATTTTCTTTATTATTAATTAGAATACTATAAAATAATATTAATATTTTATCAATATTTTTAGCATCTATACAAGAGTAAATATTCATTATTACTTATATCTATATTTTTTATTAAGACTTATTAGATATTAAAAATATTAAAAAATTATTTATAAAGTTAATGACTAATATTGTATATGATGCTTTTAAGAAAATATAATTTAAAGTTAATAATAAATAATATAAATATTTGTAGGTTTAAAACATGGGCTATTCTGTTACCTTTAATTGATCTTGATAAAAATTCAAAAATTAAACAAGGAATCTATGGTGATGATACAAAAAAGTACAATATTGAAGATTGTAATAGTGTAATTTCCAAACAAGATCATTGTGTAGA